GGCGTTTGCGCCTGCCTACTCAGTGTCATGAACTCCACTACGCGGCCATATTGAACGGCAACGAAGGGGTCAGGAAACCCTGAGTCAAGCCAGCTGAGAAGAACTGGATCATCCTTAGAATTAAGTGATGCTTCAGACCATTGCGAAGTGCCATCCTCAAGATATCTCTTCTTTGAGGTGGACTCTTCCCAAAGGGTAAGTGTCTTACGACACCTCTCGGTAAGATCCCTACTAAAGGGTTCTTGTGGTAACTGAAACCACGACTCGATAATATGGGTATAACCCTGAAACCCGTTGACCAACAGTTGAGATATAATTTCTCTGACTGATGGAACCCGTTCACTGTAACCCAGGTTCATTTCATTAAGAACTCGGGAAGCAGGGTGCTCGCGGAACACGGAGGCAGGAACATCTTCCATTAGTGAAGTGTCCTTCCTGACACTGATTAGCGACTTACGGATCCTCAAAGCTATATAGTATAGCATTGGGTGAATCTCAGAGGTCTCAAGGAGATCAAACGATTTCCTGAGAGGCTCGCTGGTTCGTAAACCTACTCCGCCAAAATCGGTGGGTAGCTTTATGATCTGTAACAGAAGCTTACACCTTGAGGAGTAATGCTTCTTCACGACTCGCTCTAGGACACGGTACTTCAAACCGAGTCCAGGACGAGAAGCTAAGTCGCTGAACAACGGTATCGCCATACGCCAATCCTTTACCGATGAAAGAACCTGGTTAGGTTTTATCGGGAAGAGTGGTTGGCCACGCCAGACTGTAACCTTCGTAAACTCTGAGACGGGGTCAACATCCGTCCCTTTGCCACTAATGTGTGACTTAGAGAGGTTGATCTTCATTCCGAGTCGAGTACAGATTTTCCTGTATGACTCAGCAACGCGTCTGTCAGCGATAACTATATCATCACCACAGATGACGTAGTTTTCGAAGGGCTTCCAATTAGCTGTCTTCCGCCCAGTAGATACCCAATGGGCATACTGGACGAGAAGGTGGTGAGTGCTGGCCATTAATGGCCATGAAGCGTAGGCACCAAGAGGTTGTCCTACACCCCAACGCACTAGACGAGTTCTTCCGGAAGGAAGTGTGACCCGCCAATCCCTATCTACCATTACGGTAGATACCGCCTCAGACAACTTGGCTCCGAAGAGCTCAGTGAGATAAACTCTCTGAAGTTCAAAAGGAAACAAGTCTGTGCAGGATGACTGATCGAAGGATGCAACGTAGCGTCCATCGTTCTGCCATTCTACGATACGAGGGATGGCTGACCGCTGGTCATGAGTGGCGTCTTGCGGGACTGTCTTCAACATCTCCATAAGGGAGACATGAAGAGGCCTCAATGAATATTGAGTGTAATAGTCCGGTGCAGCGACTACCCTGACTTTAGCGGACTTATCGGTAACGAAAGCCAGCTTGCCAGCCTGCGGACTGTAATCTCGCACTTCACCTAAGGTGATAACGTCTTCGGAAAACTTAGTTGAAGGTTTCCAAGACATAGTGTTGAGATCACACAACGCTTGCTGCAGGTCGTTAATGGCGTCGAGGAGGGACCTGCCGGAAGACGTCTTCGATCCGTGCAAAGACATTACATCTTTGTGCGCGTTGAAAACGAGCTTTCCATTGGGCCCTACCGACTCCGAGAACATGGTGACTTCAGTGGATGAAGGGTTGGCCCTAATAACGGGTCTAACCTTCCACCATGAAGCATCAGGCCAGAGATTCCGATAAATATCAAGGAATTTAGCAAATTCCTTTATGACATTTACGGCTGTTGCGGGGAGTTTCGAGTCATTGATCACTTCTAACATAGGAGTGACCGTGGCGTCAGTCGGACGGCCTTGGAAAAGGTCCGTCATCCGAACCCAAGATAGGGTAACTGACATGAGTCGCATATCCTTAGATAAGGAATTGACTCTTTCGACGAGAGGTCTTACCAGATCAGGAAGCCCTCGAGTGGCCTTAACATAAGGTAACTCCTGGACTTTCTCTCCCAAGATTGATAACCAACCTTGGAGTAAGATCTCCTTAGCCCGCTTAACTCCTGAATTCCCTTCCGACGCATACCATTTCTCAATGGTGGCGTAGGTTGTACGGAACCAGGACTTAAGAGGCAGGAGCCTTGGCTCTACGCTAAGGCTGAGGTCTAGTAAGATCTCTGATGCTCGTTGCCGGTTTGATAACTGCAATTAGCCTCACCTCCAATAAAATTGAAGTAACTGTCATACAATTATAGTCTGGCAGATACCACATCAAAGACTTAGCGGGTAGCGGGAGACCG